AAGTTGTTGCCATGATTTGTCGCCTGCAAATTTTCTAAATGATTCAGTACTTTCCAACATAGCTACATTTACATTTATTCCTAAATCTTCTCATATTCTTTTTTCACAGGCTTTTTATCCTGTTACTCCTAGGAGTTTCCTCGCATTACAGGATGTCAATTCATCCTTAGATGGGCGTACATTTTCATCTTTAACTTAATATTAAGATGCCATCCACTCTTGGGGGTATTTTATTCTGACATTCAGTTTCAACCCCTACGCTCTACGGTGAGCCATGACTTTTAATCATGCTTTACCTCGGTATTGGCGTGTTTACTAAAATACCATTCATAACCTTTATATTGCGAAAATTCACCATTCATAAATTTATTTATTCCTGTTCTATTAAATCCATTTTCATTTGCTTGTTTTAAACTTTCAAAAAATACAACATCTTTCGTTTTAACGTTTATTGCTTTTAATGGTTTATATCTTTTTGGTTTAGAACCACTATTAGCAATTCCAATTTTATTTTTAGTTTCTTTTGTATGAGTTTTGCCATAAAAAGAATTTTTTTCGCCTTTTCTTTCTTTGGCTAAACAACTCATTTTTTCACAAAATTCAATACTTCTTTTTTTACCTTTATTTGAAATTGAACGTTTTTTTATAGATTCCTCTGAATTTAATATTTTTTTATTTTTTTCATAATGTTTTTTATTTTTAAAACTTATTTTATTTTTAGTTTCTTCAGAAAGTTTTTTATTTTTATTACCACCACTTTCCGAATTAAAACCATATTTTTTTTCAGTACTTTTATAAAATTTTATCCAATAAACTTCTTTTTCATCAACATTATTAATATCACATATTTCTAAAATTTTAAATTCAAATTTTTCTATTCCGTATTTATTAAAAGTTCTTTGCATATATTTAGAATGATGTTTATTTCTTTTTAATTCTCTAAAATGTTCATTTTTTCGCTTTATAAGATTTTTAGTTTGTCCTATATATTTTTTATTATTTTCAAGACATTTTATTTTATAAATATAATACATGTAATCACCTCGAATACATTTTATCATATTTTGGTATTAATGTAAAGGTAGCTTTCACCGATTTTGGACAGTTTTTAATAATTCATTTCTGAATTATGCGACAGATAAGATTATCGCCTCAGTATTTCCAAGTAAACCTGATCTAATTCTTTCCATTACATCTTCCATAGTACGCCCTGTTGCTCCTGCTACTACAGCAGATTTTTTCAATAACTCTTGAGTGAGTTCAGCATTTTCTTTTGTATCTTTTGAAATATTACTTATCAAGTTACCATACACACTCGCATACTTTACTGCATCGTTTCTCGCCATATTAAAGTTAATAGCAGTATCATTAGCCCATTGTTCCATTACATTTGCATTTTCACCAAATATTCTATTAACTTGTTGCAAATTCGCTTCGTATTCCATAGCCATTTTAGTTCCTATAGTACCTACCGTTCCTGCCGCAACTGCTATAGCAGCACTAGTCTTAAATGCTATAGCTTTTAAATTAGCGCCTGAATTTCTCATTATTCTTTGTGCCCTTGTCATGCTACGTTGAAGTCTATTAATATCTGCTCCAACTCTAACCATAATATTTCCTACTATAGCCATTATTTCTTACCTCCTCTCTGGAGTTTTTGAATTTTCATAAACAATTTTTCATCCGTCATTTCTTCATTGTTTTCTTTTACATCTTCAAGAAGTTCTTTTAAATCTGGTAATTTAGATGTCCTTGAAAGAGCCGCTGTCAAATATGATTGTGTAATCATTTTTTCTGTTTCATATTGTTGCTTATCTTTAAAAGCATCTATCCAAATCGTAAATTCTGAAAATGTCATATCCCAAAATTCATCAAGTTTCAAACCTGTTGTAAAAGCCATTTTTAGCATATCATCAAACTTAATAAATTCTGGTTTCTCTACTTTCCCTCATTTGATTTTTCTGTTTTAAAAGCTACTTCAACCGCTTTAGCTATCTTATCTGCCACTTCTTCAATAGAACTATGTTCATCTAATAAATCAAGTACTTTTTCTTTGGTAAGACTTTTATCTTCGTGAACAAGTCCGGCGTACACTATACATATTAATGTGTTTATATCCAAACCTTCGCTCATGCTACTAAACACTTCCATTAAAGGTTTCTGCAATTCATCTTGTATTATTTTACTTGCCTTAATTCCTATCTTTAAATTTCTTACTTTATCCAATTGTATTGGTACAAATTGACTCATATTTGTCAACCTCCTCTATTTTATTAAAATTTAATAGGGGGTATAAACCCCCTTAGATTATGCTGTTCTAGCTAACATTACCCTGTAAGTAACTGGGTTTTTACCATCTTCATAAGCTATAACTTTAACTTCTGTTGATGTATCCGCAGATTGTAATTGCACACTTGATGCAGTTCCACTTGTTAAATCTTCTATATATGTTCCGTCTATATACAATTTGATTGTATGTGATGCAGCTGTTACTTTTACTGTATAATCTGTATCAGTGTTATATGTTGCCGCGTAATAATAAGTACCTGTTGCAAACGCTGGCGTTATATCATAACCAGTCAATGCACTTGAACCATCATCAGCTAATATATCTAACGCAGAAGCACCAGTTGATGCAGTAGTTCCTAGATTTGGCGCAGAAGTCAATAATAATGTAGCTTCAAAACTAACTGGATCAGATATAGTTGCCCCTGTTGTTCTCGAAGTCACTAACGCATTGAACGTCCAAGTTGCACCCATTGAAGAAGGAAAAGTTATTATTACTTGACTTTCTGTTCCTGCTGCAAACGCTGTATTAAGTGCTGATTGACCTGCATTGCCTGGTTCGAAGAATCCACTTATAGTTACCTCACCGCCATCAAATATACCTGGTATATAATCTTTAACAGTGCTAGCTAGTGTAGTAACTTCCATAGTTTCTACTGAATCATTCACCCCTGATATATCTGTTAAATTCCCTATTGTAGTACCACCAATACTTATAGTAGTACCTAAACCTTTAACTGCTCTTGCCATGTTTATTCCTCCTTATATTTTTAATAATAGAAAGTAACCTCTATTCTTTCTCTATATTTTTCAATTTGTTCTTCCCACATTGTAAATCTATTTGTTATATCTACATCTTGTACATAATTTCCACCTGTCGTTGTTTGAAAAAGTTCTCTAACTTTTGATTCTACTTGCGTTCCGTATGATTCAGCGTCCGATTTACTATCGACTATCAAATTAAGCTCATACATTACTGCATCAAGTGTAGGATTAATACTATTCAATATTCTTTCATATTCTGTATTGTCTCGGATATACACAAGGTAAGGGGTTGAAGTTCCTTCTTGTGCATAATTTGGAAATACTTTTAATCCAGATATTTCTTGTAATTTATCAACTAGCCCAGTTTCAAACGCCATTGCCCCTAACCTCCTCTAATCCTTTCTTTAATTTATCTATTATCATACGTTTAACACGTCTATCATTATTTTTGTGAGCATTTCTCAAAAAAGCATAACCAGGTACTATTTTACCGTTTTTACTAACCCAACCATATTCAACTGCAGCCGGATAAAAATAACGTTTACCATTAACACCATATTTAATAAAATTAGGATTGTTGCTAAACTTAATATCATATACCTTCTTTCCACGCTTACGCTTTTCCGCCTTCATTATTATACCACGTTTTAAATCACCAGTGTCAACTGGTGCCTCACGTTTTGCATCATCACGAACTATTTTCGCTCCTGATTTAGCTGCTTTAGTAATTACCTTTTGACTAACTTTTCCAACTTCTTTAAACATTCTCATTACTTCATCAAGACCTTCTATTTCATTAGCCATTATACATCACTCTCCTCACACATGAACTCAAGGAATATATTGCGTTCCTCCCAGTTGATTGGTGGAGTTTTGAGGTAGAAATATCTGCTACCAAACTTAACACGATGTTTTGAATTAATTCCACTTCTATATCGGATTCGTATTTTGTGAGTTATCTCGCCATTAAACTTTTCACCTGAAAAAAATTCTTTTCCTCTGAGCGGTAATATTTCAGCAGATATATCTTCTAATATCGCACTCCATGTAGTAGTAGCTTGACCGTAATCATCTTGTGTTGTTACTTGTTCTTCTATGTCTATTTTATGTCTTAATTTACCTGCTCTCATGGAAATTCACCACCTTATAATTATACAGTAGCGATTGTATTCCCATTGGTATTTTCTCTATTGCAACTGCTGTAGTTTCTTCTCTGTTTTCATACAAATGACCTATAACAAGCAACATAGCATGATATATAGCCTTTGGCAATGCTACTCCATCAGATTTATGACCTGATACATATCGAATTCTTACTGCACCAGTTGGGAGAGGTGTAAATGATGGATAAGTTTCAGCATAAGATGGCGTGATTATAGCAGGCATCACATCAAGGTTAGTAACATAATTTTCACTTGACCAAGTCGTTTCGTCTCCATCAGAATCAGTATATTTTATACTAGTCACTGATTGAACTGGTGACATCGGTAATTTTATATAGTCTGAACAAGGAAAATCATCAAGAATCAATTCAAGTGTTTGTGTCGCTAATGCTCTTTTAGTTATTGTTTCGCAATATTCACGCGCTATTGTTATTAATGTAGTTATATATGTATCATCGTCACTAGTTTCCACTCTCAAATGCGCTTTAGCTTGTGTAAGCGTTACTGGTTCAGTTGATACATCTGTTATTATTTTTATATTCATACTTTACACCTCCTATCTGATGTAGAGGTAAGCCTTACCTTTTTTTGTATTTCCTGCATTACTCACAACTATTGTAAGTTTATCATTTGCTACTGCTCCAAGTGAACTTGCTATTACTTGCTCTGTATTCGCTGTATCTCTATTCGCTCCTGCTCCAATTAATACATCTGTTGAATCTTCATCATTAATTACTATATCATAGTCGTCAGTCGGTGCACTCACTCCATCAGGCACTGTTACAAACCTAAGTAATTCACCTGTGTAAGCATTTGTCGTTGTTTCAGTTGCATCACCTGCTGCATCAGAAGTCCAATCAAAAGTTATTTTTTTTACCGGATGCGGATTTTCTGGACTACTTCTAAATATTTCTTCTGTTATAGTTACCGCCATTATTTATCACCTTTCTTTTTTGTAGATTCCTTTTCAGGTGCTTTTACTTCTTCATACTTCAAATCTATTTCTTTTTCTATTTCATATTCCAATCCTTCTTGATACATTACACCTTCTATGTTTTTACTTTCTAATGCTTTTATTCTCATATGTTACACCTCCTATACATATTTGCAAAATATTTGTGCTGTTTGTCCATCATATGTAGAGTCATTAAAAATTATCTTTTTAGCATTATCACTAATACTTTCAGTTGTAAATTCTATGTCAACATTATCAATTAACACTTTTTTAATTTCGATCAATATACAACCTTTACTAATATTTATATAGTCAGTTGTTACAATTTTTGTTTCTACACTATTTCCAACACCTATAAAACCACTAAACATATTATGCCTCCTCCGTTAACGCTAAAAATTGAAGTTGCGCCGTTAAGTTACTATTAGTTGATTCAGGAGTTGCAGTAACTAAAATATCAGTTCCAGAAGGCACTCGCCCAGTTAGGAACGGTGTAAAATCTAATGTACCTGTGTTACTAAAACTAGGTATTTTATACCAAATTCTATCACCTAAGGTAGTAGTTCTAACATAAATATTAAATTCAGATGCTTTATTACTATCTACTGAAGTTAACACTCTGTAAAATAAAGCACTAGTATAAATACCGCCCGGCACCGTGAATATTGCATCTCTAGTAGTTGTAAAACTATTACTTAAAGCACGGTACGGATCGCTTGGAATACCATTAGTCCAACCAGTCGTTCCAAACCATATATTTCCCTTGGCAAAAGTAGTTCCATTCGCAGTATCAATTGTGCTTGCGTATTCCCAAACATCTATTGCTAATATACGATATACTGAAAATCCCATAGAAACAGGCGTCTGTCCGTTTGTATTAAAAACTGAAAATCCTATCTCATAATCATCATTTAAATAAATAACCGCAATTTGAGTCACTCCTGTATCGAGTGAAAAACTGTCCTCTGTGCTTTCGGAAGCAAAACTATAAGTTTTAGATTCAGTTGGGAAAAAAGCGTTTAAATCAAAAGTTTTAGTTATAGGACTTACAACCTCTTCTGTACTCCCTGACTGTTCATCTCTACCAATCACCGTCAAGATTTGTTGTCCTGTGCTAAATCCAGCGTCAACGCTTACCATTCCATCTAATACTACCTTTACATTATCAGCTCTTTCTTTCCAACTTTCACCATCAAATATAAACTTTTTATCCGAATCAGTTTCAAATAACCAACTTCCTTCTTGAATACCATTTGTTAACTTAGTATCTGTACTTTTTGCTTTATACACTCTATATTTTTCTATCAATTCAAATGCCATTAAATCGTCACTTCCTCAATGATGCTCAATGTCGTTTCGCCATCGATAGCCATAGCTGATATTTGCATTTTTATACTATCCGAAACAAACACACCACCATCACCGTAATTTTTTACTGTCGAAGGCTTTAATACATAATCATAATTTTCGTTACTTACTATATCAGATACTTTAAGCAACACTGGATAAGTTCCGTTATTTTGTATTGTTATTTTACTTCTAGCCATGTTAGATTTAACTAATACTACTGCTTCAGTAAATACATTCACTATACCGCTTCTTGAAGTAGAAAAATTTTCAATTAACTGACCATTTATCACCATATATTCTTCATCAGTATCTTTAACTCTAATTATATCTCTTTCTTCAAAATTTATCGCTTCCACTTCTCTGATATCATCACATGTGAAATATTTAGTTTCTTCTATTACTTCCTTAATCATCATTTCACCGCCTTATATAAATAAAAGAGGGCGTTTCCACCCTCATATTATGCTGCTGTTACTGTTGCTCCTGCGTCAAGTGGTATATACCACAATTCAACATATCCTAATGCTCCACCTGTACCAACATCTGCTGCTGAACTTAAATCAATAGTTCCTTCTGCAACTATCCAAGGACTTATCATTGCATTAGCACCACCACCAGAACCTCCTGTCATTGCTGTAGCAGGTTCTCCAGTTATGCTATATATAGTTCCATTTTCATCTCCGTTTATATCTAAAACTGCACACATATCTGCATCAGTTCCCACTGTTGGGTTAGTTACTATTTTAGTGTTTGATGCTCCTGCATCTATTGCTGCTGTAGTAACTTCTATTGATATAGATGTTATCATTACTTTACCAGTTGCAACAGTAAATAGTGCTGTTTGTGTTCCGTCAAATATATCTGCTGCTGCTCTAGTAACTTTTACTCCTAAGTGTGAATTTGCTACT